CAAACGCGTTGTATGTATCAAATTCAATTACTAATGCCACAACCGCCCAAACCGGGTCAGCGCAACCGACTCCTGCTCCTCGTCGTGTTGGAGATGTTTACGTTAATAGTGCTGGCACGACTGTTTACATTGGAGTTTCGCTTACGCCTGTAACTGGTTGGTTACAAATTAAACCTTGAGGTTAGACATGAAGAAATTTTTATTGCTGTTGCTGATTGCTGGAACTGCTCATGCCCAGTTGGAACAAAATGTTAAACAACGTCTGTTTGGAATTGGTACCATTAACGGAACTCCAGTATACGCACTTACTCCTATGGTAGTTATCAATCAAACTTATAATAACATTTTTCCAAAATTTACACCTACTCCTACATTTACTCCGACTTCTACATTTACAAACACAAGTACGTTTACAGCGACCAAAACTCCGTCTTCTGTTGGTTGGCCTGGTACTAGTCCTACTGATACTCCGACAAACACATACACTTCTACCCCTACATACACTTGGACAGTTGGACCTCTTTCGGACGCTATTCCAGTTCCACAAAACGCTTGGGTTTATACTACGGGTGGTGAAGCTACGCTTCCTGGCGGAACGGTTTCTTCATCTCAACACTTCCTAACAATTACAGGAAGCGCTTATAGGACTATTGCTATTGCAAGGATTAGGCTGGCATTTCAATACGATAACGTAGCCAACACTACGATGAATACTTCTCAACCAATACAATTTTCTATTAGGAATCCAGATAGTGGGCCTTCGACGCATTTTGTGAACCCTTCTATTAGCAAATTGGATATTAACGCTCCCGCTTCAAATGCCGCAATTACATTCAATTATACGTCCCCTTCTACTCCAGGAACAAATCTTGGAGCTAGTGAATACGCATTTTGCAAGGCTCAACCAGTTTACGATGTTGCTTGGAGTACTATTTTCCCCGTGACTACTCCCACAACGTCCGGTTTGGCTTCATTGCGTAATTGGTCCGTAGCACCAATCGTTTGGGACGATAACAACGGTAGGGCACCTTTTATTGTTCGAGGAGCTTCACAAAATTTCTGCATTTCAATTCCTTCGGGATGGGTGTTAACCGGAGAAGGCGGTAATACATACATAGATTACGACGTAGAGTGGATGGAATACTAAAATGCCAACGTGCGAAGATTGCGACTGGAAAGAACAGCGTTTGTATTTGAATAAGACGCTTGAACGAATTGACGCTACACTTCAACGCATTGAAAGTAGACAATCCGAAACGGACGCAGAGATTTATAACCGTCTTAACAAACTTCAAATTGCCGAAGCGCAATTGAGGGTTAAGTCTGGGGCATGGGGATTGGTTGGTTCCGGTTTTGCGGCTTTGATTGCGTTTGTTTGGATGTGGATTTCAGGTAATACGAAATAAGTGTTCGACTCGATGGAGGAACGGCAAAGCCGAAATCGACTCGCTTAACGGCGTCACTGGGCGTAGCCCCCGCCAAATTCTGAAACGGTTGAATTGCGGCATGGACGCAGTTCGGATTCCTTCAAGACCATGACGGATGACGAAGTGATCGTTTCAGAATGGCGGGGTATCCCTTTAGGAGGATAAAATGTTTTCTCTTGCATTGATGGCAATTAGTTACGGGATTAAAGCTTATTCGTCTGCCCAATCCGCAAAAAAACAAAAAGACGCTCTTGCAGAAACCGCCGAGCAAGAGCAAGACGCCATTAATGCAAAAAACAAAGAACTTAGACAAGAACAACTTCAACCGGCAATGGTCCAGGTTATACAGCAACAAGAACAAATTAACCAGAGGATTGCTAATGCGGCCTCTCCTTATACGAACGCCATTAACTTTTCCGCTCTTGGCGGACTGAAGGGAAGCTTAGGTGGAAAATAAAGAGATTATTACTCAGCCAGACGAACAGAAGCAATATAGCGAATACTCGCGTTTGGAAGTACTTCGTTCGTATTTGCTTACCCAACGTTCGCCTTATCAAGACACTTGGGAAGAAATACAGCATTTGCTTGATCCTCACTTGGTTATTTGGAGTCCAGCAACTGCTGGATATCCAGATTTTGACGATATTAAAATTACTTCATACCCGTTTCAGGCGTTTGATGATCTTATGGCCGGATTGTGTACTGGAATTACTCCCGAAAATTCGGAATGGCATGTTACTGAACCCGAAGATGAAGACCTTATGGATGATATCGACACCATAAATTGGTGCCACATCGTAAATCAGAAGTTTAAATTCGTGTTTCAGAACTCCAACTTTTACCAAGAAGTCCCAACATTTTACCGCATGGGTTCAAGGTTTCTTACTTCGGCAATGATGATCGAAGAAGATTTCAAGCACCACTGCAAGTTTACGGTTTTTCCGATTGGATCGTTTTATTGCTCAAATAACGATCTTGGTCAAGTGGATACGTTTATCTTTGAAACGAGGATGAAGGTTAGGCAGATCATAGGCAAATTTTGCGAGAAAAATTCGGACGGATCGCCGGACACTTCAAACTTGGGAAGCGCGTTAAAACACGCATGGGACGATCCCAAGCAACGAGAAATTCCGTTTGATGTGGTGTGGGTTGTTGAACCAAACCTTGACTACAACGAAAATAAAGCCAAATATCGTTCTGAATTTAAACGTTACAAAGCTACCTATTACCTTCGAAATTCAGGGGAAAAACGCATTCTGCAATGTCGCGGATTCGATGAATTCCCAGTGTTCGTATTTAGGTGGTTTCGCCAACCAACAGACGCTTATGGAGTTGACGGACCTGGGCGAAAAGCCATTGGTGACGTTAAGGAGATTTTCAAGACCAACGGCATGTGGAACAACGCTTGCGAAAAAATGATTGAACCTCCGATGGTTGCGCCTCCAACAACGGGTCAATACCCAATGGGAACGACTCCTGGGTTCTTGGTTACTGCTCCTTCTGCTTCTGATGCTCAAAATGGAGTAAGACCTCAGTATCAAATTAAGCCCGATCTTGCCGCGATTAAAGACAAGATCATGGAACTTAAACAACGAATTGATAAAACAACTTACGCTGATATTTTCCGAATGATTGCTAACGAAACGGCCATGAAGACTCAGCCTGAAACGGCTACATACTGGTTGCAACGGATTCAAGAAAACTACAACATTCTTGCGCCCGTGTACGGAAACTTTGAACATGACTGGCTCAAACCCATGTTCTCTTATATTTTCGGAATATTATGGCGCCAAGGTGAAATACCACCACCTCCAAAAAAGTTACAAGGGAAAAATCTTAAATGGAATCTTGTGTCTCGAGTGGCGATGGCTTTGAAGTTGACTGAAACGACGCCTTATGAAAAAGGCGTGGCGTTTATTCAAAGCGTGGTAAATGTAGAGCAAGCCGCCGGAGCAACTGAAAGTGTTCTGGATACCATTGATCGTGATGAAATGGCAAAACGTTATTTCATTGCAAGCGGTGTTAACTTGAAGGTATTTAAAGACCCCGCTCAAGTTAAACAAGAACGAGATCAAAAAGCAAAACAACGTTCTGCCGCCATGCAAGCTCAGGCCATGCCTCAAATTGGAAAAGGCCAAAAAGATATGGCTCAAGCGCAAGCCGCGGCTAGTGAGGCTCCGCAATGAACGAAGACGGCAACAAAGCAAGAATCTCAATGGAAGAGCGCTTGCTTGGAAAGCGCAACAGACGCCTAAAAGAAGCATGGGAAAGTGTTTTGTCTACTCCCCAAGGTCGTCAAGTGTTGTACGAATTGATGGAAGAATTTGGTTTGTACCAGGATTGTTTCGATAAAAACGGGCAAGAAATGTCCGCTAAGGTGGCAAGACAAGGGTGCGCTCAGAACATAAAGAACAAGATATCCTTCTGGTTTGGAGCTAATCCTTGGATTTCAATGATTTTTGAGGCAAAACAACGCCAAGATATTGAGAACACAGAACGAGGCGTAGAACAAAAACAGCTTGACGAACATTTTAAAAGAGGTAAAACATAACTATGGAAACACCGAATAACACAACCGGAAGCGCACAAGCACCCGCAACACCTCCGGCTGTTGAACAACCAAAGGTTGCAGAACCCACTCCTGCTCCTGCCGCACAAGTTGCGCCGCCTGTTGCCGCGCCTCCTGCCGCCGGAACCGAAGAAAAACCCGCTCCTAAACCAGCGGAAACGCCTGCCGTTAAGGCACCTGAGTTGTTTGCTGATGTTAAACAGTTGAAAATGCCCGAAGGAATCAATGACGTTGAAAAAGGATTCCTCAACGAATGGCTTGGTAAAGCTTCTAAAACTGCCGTGGATGGCAAACAGCCAATCACCGCCGTTCAAGGAGATATGGATTCCAAGTTCAATACGTTTCGGGAAGTTGCGGCCTTTGGAGATTCTCGCATCAAGGCCCAACAAGCAGAATGGGACAATTCCGTTAAATCCGATCCGAAACTTGGCGGAGATAACTTGAATCGTACCAGTCAACTTGTAGAACGGTCGCTTAAAACTTTGTTCGGCGATACGTTTTATGAGTCCGAAGTAAAAGTTAACTTCTTCTTTCACCACCCTGAAATTGTTAAAGGGTTGGTTAAATTCGCTGAGGCGTCAGGTGATTCCGTGTTACACATGGGAGAAAAGCCTGATCCTCCGAAAGTCGAACCGAAAACTATTGGGGAAAAAGCCTACGGATTAAACTACGACCCCATGAAAGTTTCGTACAATTCATAATCAGGAGATAAACAATGACTACTGCACTTAGTACTTCAAACCCTACGATTGTTGATATCGCCAAGGAGCGGGATGCTTCGGGCAAACTTTTGCCTTACATCCATGCTCTTTCTCAAGCCAACGCTTTGCTTCGGTTGCTTTCTTTCATTGAAACCAATCAAGCTCGTTCTCACCAAGCTTCCGTTGAAACGTCATGCCCCATGCCTTCCACTCGTATTTTGAATCAAGGCGTTGACGCGCAATACGGGACTTCTGCTCAAATCGAAGAGACTTGCGCTCAGTTAAAAGACTGGGTGAAGATCGACGAAGACGTTGCCAACTATGGCGGCGATCCTCAAAGTTACCGTGTTCGTCAAGCCCAGGGTCGTCTTCGCGCAATGGGCCGAAAGTTTGCTTACCTTTGGTTCTATGGAAATCGTGGCGCGAATCCTTCGGATATTAACGGTCTGTCGATGCGTTTCTCCGCCAAGAGCGGCGCTCCAAACTCACAGAACGTTTTGTCTGCCGGTGGTACCGCTAATACCAACACGTCCGTTTGGTTGCTCGGTCTTAACGAGTACGCATTGACGGGTATTTTCCCAAAGGGTTCCATTGCTGGGATTCATCATCGTGATTGGGGTCTTCGTCCAGTAAACAACGCAATCAACGCCAGCGGAAATGCTGTTGGTAACTTGGCGATGTACGAAGATGAATTCACGATGGACTTTGGACTTTTCTTGGCTGATTGGCGGCATGTGGTTCGTATCGGTGACATTGACGTTCCGCTCTTGAATTCTCAGAACGGAGCCGATATTGCGTTCTACATGGACGAAGCCCAGTCCAGATTGCCTGAAGACACAAATCTTCCTCCTGAAGAAGGCGTGGAAACCACGAAACCGACGTATTATTTCTTCGGTCCCCGTACGGTTCAACGTAACCTGAAGCACCAAATCAAGAGTGTTACGATTCAAGGTGCTGGTTACGCAAAAGAAGGTATGGCCGGGGCTTACCATCCTCGTTGGGAGTGGGAATACAACGGTGTTCCTTACGGAATCGTTGACCAGATTCTTCTTACTGAATCCAACCTTCTCGCGTTGTAATAAACCTGGAGGGTTCTTCGGAACCCTCCGATACCCGCTCCAAGGAGAAAATCATGAGTACAGGTCTTGATGCTCAACTTCAAGTTTGGTCGTTCAGCACTACCATTACCGGGACGGTACTTTCGACCTATTCCGTTGATTTGGCTGTTGCTTCTCGACATGCTGAAAACGGAACTGAAATTGGGTTTGGAGTTTTCCCGAAGACGTTTGCGGCCAATGCTTCTGATACCATTGAATTCCAAGTAATTTCGGCTGATAATGCCGCGCTTACTTCTAATCCTACGGTTATCAGAACCACTGGTGCTATGGCTAACACCGATTCTCGTTTGACTCCCGGAGTCGAACAGACTGCCACAGTTGCTGGAGTTGTTGGTGGCGGGAACATCTTTTTGACGATTGATCCTAATCGGGTCAGTCAGGAGTTCATCGGTATGAAGGCGATTGCGGCTGGTAACTCGATCACGGTCAATGCGTACCTGATGAACGAGGCCGAGTTTACTCAGACTTATACTCACGCCGCGAATTACATTCCCTAAAAAGAATGGCATGTATGTAACGGAGGGATGGAAATCACAGCCATCCCTCCAAATTTTTAAGGAGACAATCCATGCTTGTACGAGTAAAAGAGTGGCCCACGGCCGATAAGAAGGGATATCCTCGCGCAGAACGATTTTGCCGAATGCTTCACGGAGGGGATATCTTTGAAATCCCTGATACCCTAGTTATCCACGAAGCCGATTCGGATTTAGAAGTTGATCCCCAGACGAAGAAACCAATCAAAGAACGGTTGATTACTCACTTGGGGGTTCCAGTAAGCGACAACGAGAAGAAGGACATGACGGAGCTTGAATATAGAAGGTTCACGCTTCAGAAAAGCCCTTCTTGCGCAAGGTGGAGTAAGGAAGACAAGGAGCGGTTCCTGAAATTTTTTGAATACGCGCCTGATTGGATGGAACCTGCGCCTCGTAATTGTGTTCCTAACATTAGCAAGAGAGAGACACTTCCAGAAGAAGAAGAAGCTCGATTGATTCCTAACGTCATGGGAGCGCAAACAACGTCCGTTGGAGACGTTGATACTCAGCAACACATTGTTAGTAATATTTCTCGTCTTTCGGAAGACGAGGCCATTAAGATGGTTAACAAGTGCAACGATGCAAGTATTCTTAATCAATGGAATGAAGCTGAAAAGAGAGTTCAAGGACGTGACCGAGTTAAGAATGTGTTGAAGGTTCAAATGCGAAATTTAAGTGAAGCGAAGGCTTGATATGCCTCTTCATAAAGGAACTTCAAAGGCTACCGTCTCCTCAAATATCAAGGAGATGGTAGCCGCTGGTCATCCTCAGAAACAAGCAGTAGCCGCGGCCATGAGGATGGCTGGTAAGTCTGGGAAAGTGCATCACGCCCCAAAGGTAAAGCATTATCATGGCTAACACTAAAACGGATATTGCGAATCTTGCCTTGATGCACATGGGTACAGGAAAGCAAATTTCCGATTTAGATACCGATCAATCAAGCGAAGCAAAAACACTTAGACAATTGTTTGACCATTGGATGGAATCGGTTCTTCGTGGTTATAACTGGAACTTCGCTCACGTTTACGCAAATGTTTCTCCCATCGTTGTAAATCCAAATCAAGAATGGCAGTTTGAATATCGTTATCCAGCGGATTGCTTGTTTGTTAGGCGGTTCTGGAATGGTAGCCACTTGGATGATCGAACTACCGTCGTAAATTATGTTACGTCCAGCGATGCTCAAGGACGTGTGATTTTAACGAATCACGGGCCTTCAAGCGCGTTAACTGGTACTCCACTCACTCCAACGACAAATTTTACAGTTGCTCAAGGCGATATGGTTCCTGTTTTGGAGTACACGCAAGCATTTTCGAGAATTTCTTACATTCCGGCAGACTTCGTGTTCGCGTTTTCGCTTATGCTGGCAGGGTGGGCGGCTCCAAGTATTTCTCAGATAGGGATGATTGATCTTAGAGAGAAGAACTTGCAGATGGGTCAAAACGCAATGTATTCGGCAATGTCTAGAGACGCAATGGAAGACAAACCGGATATCATGCGAATTGGAGAACTTACCAGAAGCCGAATTGGAACTAGGATGGCTTTTACTTCGCATGGTTACCAAATGGTTGGTTCAAACTACGTTCCTTGAGGTTAAGCATGAAAAGCATTGAACTAGACGATAAACGTTCCGAAGAAGAAACCGTAGAGGCTGAAGAAAAAGAACGCCCTAAATGGCCTTACGGTACTTGTATTACGATTAATCACGAGCTTTTGGATATTCTAGATATCAAGGAATTGCCTGAAGTTGGCGCAAAGTTTAAAATTGAGGCCGAATGCCACGTTGCTGGTGTGAGCCAGTATGAAAACAAAGATATGTCTGAACGTCAATTTACGTTACAGATTGAAGAGATGGATTTGTCAAAAACTAAAGAAGACTACTTCAAGAAGGTTGCGAAGAAGGTTTATGGGAGCAAGTAAA